ATACCTTGTACACCCTGAGAACCTGCACCAGATGCACCTTGGAAACCCGATCCACCTTGGAAACCGTCAGCACCCTGTGGGCCTTGAATACCCTGTGCTCCAGTTCCTGTTGAACCCTGTGTACCTAAGTCACCTTGTATACCTTGAATACCCTGCGTACCTTGGTTTCCGATACCTTGAACACCTTGGATACCCTGATTACCTGCAGTTCCTTGGAATCCACCAGTACCTTGCGCACCCTGTACGCCTGCACCTGTAGAACCTGCACGAGCAAATGTGACAACGATGTCTGCGTTGTCTGCAAAGTTTGCACCTGCACCAGTCAGATAATTAACTTCGAACTTCCAGTATCCACCACCATCTGTAATGTCTTCATAATCGAAGACAAAGAAGTTAGTAGGATCTGCCTTTGATTTAACAACCAAAGAACCTTTGACAAGTCCAGTTACCGTATCAAGTGATGCATAGTAAGTGTCTAAATTTACGAAGTTATCATCACGTTCGTCGATATAAATTTCTGTAACATTAGAGAATGTTGAACTATTGAAACGAATATCACCGACTGCAGTGTTAATCTCAGTCGTACCTGCGCCATCGAATGTGTAGTCAAATGTTGCACCACCGAAGGAACCCGAATCACCTTGGAAACCAAGATCACCCTGTACACCTTGTGGGCCTTGAACACCTTGAGGGCCAAGATCAGAAATATTAATTGTTCCACCCATACCAGAATGGAGAGAACACTGGTAGAAGATCTGATCTGGTGCGTTATACGCAACCCTAATTGTTACTAGACCAACTGCAGCACCGTTATTCGTGACACCTTGCGTATACTGGTTACCTGTACCAAGTGTACGTGAAGTCTTAAGAAAGAATGGATGTCCAGACGCATTCACATCAAATGTATATGTGAAACCTCTCAACAACTGTAGTGTTGGGTTGTCTTGTCCATCAATCGTGTATGCAATGTTACCGTTATTGGTTACTTCAAATACACGAGATCCCTCTTGACCTTGGATACCTTGAATGCCTTGGAAACCTTGAATACCAAGTGTACCCTGTGGGCCTTGAACACCTTGAATGGCTTCCCCTTGAATACCTTGGAATCCTTGGAACCCCTGAATACCCTGAGCGCCTTGAGATCCTTGGAATCCTTGAGATCCTTGTGTACCTTGGAAACCAAGATCACCTTGAACACCTTGAATACCTGTTGGGCCAACTGGGCCAGAAGGCATGAATGAAATGATTGCAGTGTCGCCATAACGGGCAGTTGCATCATCCCAAGAAACTGTGTTTGCACCACCAGAACCTAAAAGAGATTTTTCAATAAATGTAACATCAAACCAACCGTTGTCTTCTTGACCACCACTACCTGCCCATGTCCAATCATCGATTTGATAGAGTAGGAATTCAAAGTCATTGTTAGTTGTATCACGAGGCGTTCTGATCATCATCTGACCTTTTGGAATGCCTGGATTTGAATCTATGTAATTGAATAGATCGTCAATACGTCTATTACTATCAGATGGTTTATCGTCGAACCAGATTTTGTCAACAGCGTAAACATCTGTAGAAGAGTTTGTACTTCCAGAGACCAACGCAAAATACCCAACGCCAGGGAATATATCCCCAGATGTTGAGTTGTTGATCCACTCGAATGTTAGACCACCGTAATAACCTTCAAGGCCTTGTACACCCTGTGTTCCTTGAGGCCCTTGAAGACCCTGCAAACCAGTGTCACCAGTTCCACCTTGTGTACCTTGAACGCCTTGATTTCCTTGAAAACCTTTTGTGCCTTGTGGGCCTTGTACGCCTTGAGTACCCTGATCACCTTGCAGACCTTGAGTACCTTGTACTCCCTGCGGGCCTTGTTGACCTTGGATACCTTGAATCGCCTCACCTTGCCAACCTTGCGTACCTTGTACACCTTGGAATGCCTGTGGGCCTTGTGTACCCTGTACACCTTGAAGTCCCTGAGTACCTTGAGGGCCTTGAGGCCCTTGCACACCCTGACCTGCGAATGCACCGTCTGTACCCTGAACACCTTGGAACCCTTGAGTTCCCTGTGGGCCTTGTGTACCTTGAACGCCCTGCGTTCCTTGCGGGCCTTGTGGGCCTTGCAATCCTTGAGTACCCTGATCACCCTGTAATCCTTGGGTTCCCTGCATACCTTGTACGCCCTGATAACCACGATCTCCTTGAATACCTTGGAAACCCTGAGTACCTTGTGCGCCCTGCACACCTTGGAAACCTCTAAATCCTCTGAAACCTTGGACACCTTTTGCGCCAAGATCACCTTGCACACCCTGTGTGCCTTGTACGCCTTGGAAACCTTGGACACCTCTAAACGTACCAATGTTAATCCAGTTTACACCGTCATAAATCCATAGTTCTTCGTCTGCGTCATCAATGACACCGTCACCGACACTTGCAGATCCAAACGCAGCATTAAGAGTTGCCTGTGGATCTCCACCCGAATCTACATCTGGTACAGAACCAATGATTGTAAATCCTGGCCCATATTCACCTTGAATACCTTGGAGTCCATCTGGGCCTTGAAAACCTGTGGTTCCTTGAGCACCTGAAACTGGTATCCATGACGTTCCATCCGAATAACGGATTTCGTCGGTAATCGTGTAAATTACCGAACCTTTAAACGCAGCAGGATCTAACTGCGCTGGATCTTGTGGGATACCATTACCAATCGAAAATCCACGATTAGTAAAAGTGCGAAACCTAGTCGACATCGTATTCCTCCGCCTGGCCTACCGTATATGACAACGTTGCAGTAATTGCAAGGTTTGCACTACAACGTGCTTGCATGATATCACCAGAAGCGAAGAACTGTCCGTTAATTGGAATTGGGATTGTGTCATAAGCAGGTACAGGTAAATTTTTAATTAAATCATAAGTTATCGAATTACTGAATCTATAAATGTTAACATCAACTGTCGCAGTAGCGTTTGTGGTGTTGCATAAAATGAGTGGTGAAATAACTTCCCCGATGCCAGGCTCAATTGTTTCACTACCCCCGAAAACAAGTTCGGGAACTCTAAACTGGGGGACAGTAATAACTTCATCAAACTCTGTAGTTAATACAGCGTTAAATCCAATTGGCAAAGCATCTGGTGCTTGGGAGGTCACAATGACCGTTATCCCTGTGTTTCCATCTTCATATTGTGAGTATGCCATGTTTCTTTCCTTTTATACTACAGCTCTACTGTTCGATGCACGTCTTGCGAGTTTACGAACAGATGAGGTAAATGGTCTTCCTTCGATTCGACCTGTTCTACCGTTAATTCTCAAACCTCTTGCGAAGTACTGGTTGTTCAATTCGTCTGCACCAGACCATCTTACACGACCACCATCTTCAGAGAGAACCGAAGAAATCGCAGACGTTGCAGGCCCAAGGTTTCTAAAGTTCAGTGGCAACGCAGTTCTGTTAACACCTGCAGCACCACCGTTAAACTGGTGAGCAATTGATTCAACAAGTGAACCGAATGTTAACACGTCTGGTCTTAGGACGTTACCTTTCAAACAATCATCAAACAGAGCAGTGATAAATGCACTGTGTGCTCCATCTGGTGAATAGTTCGCAATAATAAAGTCTCTCATACGATCCCATGTTTTATAGAACGCATATAGAAGATCAGTATTATTTTGACCGTCATTAACCCATGCTCCACCGTTCCAATAGTATATAGTTCCTTGGTAGAAGTTTATATTTGCATCATCAGAAACGATCCACGCCATATTTGGTTTCAGAGTAAGGTTTGGATCTGACTGCAACGCATTACGTGCAGAGATATCCGCCACTGTACCCATGAATCTCAACCCAGGCGTTGTTGCATTGAATACTGGGAATACCTGTTGACCTTTTTGATCGAAGAACGATTGTGAGAAAGTTCTTGTCGCTTTAGTCGAACCTTGTTGTCCTGTATTCGGGTTAGTAAACTTGATGTCGTTGACGATAGTCTGCAACAAGTTACCTGCATCACGTCTTGTCAAGTTAATATCAACAAAGTTATAAGTTGCGTTAACAAATCTTACAACATCATACTGCAGAGGCCCACGTTTCTTCAGAATTACTTCTTTTGCATCTCTAAATGGTTTTTCAACCCAATCATAATTTGGTTCAATAAGTGTTTGTAGTTCTTTTGTATCTTTATTTATCTGAGTTAGATAGAACATATTGGCGAGACCTTCAACTTTATTGGCCTCTATTTCAGTTGCAGTATCATACTTGAGTGACTGACCTTTGTAATCACCTGTAACGATCTTCTTACAAATTCTACCTAGTTCACGATAGGACTTCGCAGTCGCTTCACGTTGATCTTCTGGGATACGATATACTGAGTTCCAGAAGTAGAAGTCTGCGTTCCAACGAGATGCACTGTTACCACCGTAGTTCAAGTCATATGAGAATGCATCTAGTAGGTATCCTACATCACGACGACACTTAGACTTGTTATAGTCAAGTACGTTGAACTCAGTGTTGATGAATTCGATTAACTTGTCTGCGAGTTCTACTTTATTGTCTTCGATAAGTTTGTTCGCACCAACCAAGTCACTTGATACCCATGCAGTATTCGCTTCCTGTAGGGCAGGAATTGCAGCGACACTATCTTCACGAATCACGTCTTCTACGATACCAATCAAGTTAACAACTTCTGTACCCTCAGTTGGAGTTGCTGGATCACCAGAGATGTCTTGTGCAGTCGTAGTGATAGATGTGTTTGTTGTATCGATCTCTTGAACGATGTCAGACATCAGAAGTTTCATTGTACGATATACATCTGCAGTTTGTCTGCGAGTATCTTCTGGTAGTACAGATACACCGTTTTCGAAGTAGATCTGTGCAGAGATACGAGATGCATAGTTTGTTTCGTACTGAACATCATGTGATGCAGCATCAACCAAGAAGCCCATATCACGACGACACTTACCACGTGGGAATGATAGTCCATCCCACTCACGAGATACATAGTCCACAACCTTCGTTGCGAGTTCATCAGAGATATCTGAAATCAAGTTCTTAGATGCAATGATGTTACTTGGAACCCATGAAGTGTCTGGTGATACACGGGCAGGAATTCCTGATGGATCCTCTGCAAGTGCAGCATCTGCAATCATGTTTGCAAGTTTCATTGCTTCACCCTTAAGATCAGTACGTTCTGGATATACTGCAGGTAGATGACGGAAGTCTTGTGGTATATGATTACCAATTACTTGAACAAGAGCGTCAACTTCAGCACTCACAAATGTGTGAGGATAATTACCAGTACCACCAGTACCAACATTCATTGTGATCGATGTACGTGTTACACCAGTAATCGGACATGGTTTTCTGAAGTAAGGATGATGTGCAGCGGGTGAGGAGTGGTTTACTGCACCACTACCCATGTCGCATGACATTACGATACTTTCATCTGCCATCCAGATTGCATCACCAACTTTTAGTGCGTGTGGGCCAACTTCTGCAGTAAAGATACCAGTTAATGGATCATATGTGGCAGTGGTTGGAGTGAAACGTGCACCAAATCTGTTAGATATAGTTGGTTCAACTGGAAGACGTTGTAAGACTGTCTCCATTGTTTTACCAAGATGCATGAATGCACGACGAGTAGGATCACGTTGATCTTTAGGAAGTGTATTGATTGCATTTTCAAAATAGATTTCTGCATTCTTGTGAGTTGCCCAGTTACCATCGTACTGAAGATCGTGCGAAATACCATCGATGATATAACCCAAATCACGACGACACTTAGACTCACTGTATGCAAGACCATTGTAGTTATCTGCAATATAAGTGTTGATTGCAGACTGCATTGTTCCTTTTTCTCTTTCGATAATGTCATACATGACACCACCAGCAGGATATGTTGACTTGAGGAAGACACTGTTGTCAACCATTGCAGGTAGACCATCGATACCATCATCTGCAAGAACTGCATTGGCAATGATTTCGATAAGTTCTTCAACCTTAGTACCATGTGCAGTGGATGTTGCAGTCAGACCAGAAGTTACTGGATCAAGTGCGTTACCTGCAGTTTTAGATACACCGATAAGTCTTACAATGTTATCTGCCATTGTTGCGATATGTTGGAATACATCTGCAGTTGGGCCACGTTGATCAACAGGTAGAACACTTACTGCATTTTCGAAATACAGTCTAGCGTTGTTTACTGTCATCACGTTTGTGCCATTTTCTTCAGCACCGTATTGCATATCCCAAGATACTGCATCAAGGATGTGAGAGATATCTCTTTCACACTTCGCAACATCATATGTTAGAGATGGATGAACGATTGCGATATATGCAGTTGTTTCTGCCTGTAAGAATGCTTTGTTTGCTTGCAGGTTTTCTCTTGCACGAATACCGTTTATATATCCTTCTGCAGACCAGATTGGTGTGGTGTTTGCATTTGGATTTGTCATCATATCAATGATTGATTCGAACCCTTGATCAAGTTGTTCTTCAAGAAGATACGTATCATCGTACTTAGATAGTACTTTCTCTTCTTTGCGGATGATGCCTCTCAGTTTATCTTTAACAAATCTTAGACCACCTACCAACTCACTGATCTGAGTTTCACGAGTACGAGTTGCACCTGCAGTTCCTGTCAAGTAAGAAGTTGCAGCCTGAACGAGTGGATACTCCTGACCAGTAAATGGTGTATTCGGTGAAGTCCACTTGACCGCATCGATTAGGAAACCTGTGTCTCTGAAACACTTATCACCATCGTAAGTATAGTATGAATCATTCAAGAAGGCAACAGTTTCTTCAATCAAGAACTTACGGTTTGACTGAATTTGATCACGTGCAAATGTTCTAAGTGGAGTGTATGTTGGAGCATCTGCAACTGCAGGGATGTTTTCGTTTGTACGATCATCCACAATATTTGCAATTACTAACATCAGATCCTGAACTCTCTGAGCAACCTGTGTAGATGTTGCAGTACCAGAGAAGTTCTGTGCAACAGTTTGATACTGTACATGTTTGATTGCGTCTGCAGTTGCACTTACGAATGTATGTGCACCAGCGTAACCACCTGCATTGAATCCAGTCAAAGTAACAGTAGTTGCATCAACTGATTTAACAGGCCATGGAGTCAAGTATGCTGGATCTGGATAACCATCCCCTGCGACTGCACGTGGATGTGAAATCTGAACAGTAGATGAAGTAGCAGTGTTTACACACTCGAATGTGATACCTTCAGTTTCGAACCAGATGAAATCACCTTCTAAGATATCATGCGCACCAAGAGTCAGTACCATAGATCCTTCTACTGGATCATAGTCGACATCAGTTGGAGTGTATGCACCTTCGAAGTGTGGTTCAATAACTGTTTCCAAAACAACTTTCTCTGCACGATCTGCGAGGTGGGTAAATGCCGCCTGTGTTGCATCGTACTGATATTCTGGTAACAAGTTGATAGAGTTAATGAAGTACGCTTCTGCAGCCTTGACTGTTGCAGCGTTACCACCGTAGAGTATATCTTCAGAAACCGCATCGACCAAGTAACCAGTGTCACGAGTACATTTAGACTGTTGGAAACCAACACCGTTATATGTTTCGTTAATATACTCAGTTACTTCTGTCTGTAGTTTCTCTGTTAGACCATTGATAAGTTTAGTTGCAGTTTGGAACTCTTCTGCATATCCAGTGTTGCCTGGCCCAAACTCGAATGGTGAGAACTTCGAAGTTCTGTATGCCTGTTGTGGGCCACCAACGTTGTAAGAGATGAGACCACCTTGTGCACCATCGATACCACCAGAACCACCTTTAACAACTGCTTCAAGTGCAGTAGAACCACCACCGACAATTGTACCTTTTGCAGCAGTCTGATAGAATGCAGTTCCAATATCGTTTGGTTCAATCTCTGCAGGGAGACGTAGTAGTGTATCTTCTTCAATAGAGTCAGAAACAATATTGACAAGATCTTCTACTCGTTGACCCATAAAGTCAGAGAAGTATTTCTTGATTGCACCAGTTGTTGCAGATACAAACCCATGCTCTTCTTCATAACCACCTGCATCACCCACATCTAGTGTGATAGTATTTGCAGTAGTCGCAAGAACACGAACTGGTTTTTCGTATACTGGATCAGTTGGACGTGGATGTACAATCTCTTGAACTGGTGAACCACAAGACAATGTGATTGACTCTGGATCAAAGATCATGTAATCATCTTGTACAAAGTTGTGCGCTTCACCAAGATCGATAACCATGATACCAGAAATTGGATTGTATGTCACATCAGTTGGTGTGTATTCTACATTAGTCCAAGATGTAGGAGTAACAGCATTACCAGTTGTAGGAGTAACAGTTTCGTTACGTGCAAGTTTCTTGGCAACGTTTGCAATATGCTGGAACGCTTCTGCAGTAATATGTCTTTGTTCTACTGGAAGAACAGAAACTGCGTTTTCAAAATAAAGTCTTGCAACGTTGATAGATGCAACGTTTGAACCATGTTGGATATCATAAGATGCAGCGTCAACTAGAATTCCGACATCTCTTTCGCATTTTGCAACATCGTATGTGAACGATGGATACTCAACTGCCAACCATGCAGTGATTTCTGCTTGTAGGAATGCTTTGTTAGATTGAATGATACCACGAGTGTTCAATGCATCGTTAGACACATATGAGTCACCGAAGTTGATTACATCTGCGGCACTTGTACCGTTTGTTACGATATCGATAACTTCATCAAATGCAGCTTCAGCACGTGTCTGTGCAGTACCTGATATTTTCGCAGATACCTGTTGTTTCAACCATGTGAATGCACCAACTGTTTCAGTTAACTGATCATTAACAACTGTGTCTGCACCTTGAGTACCGATACGATAACCTTTACCCATGTAAACAGCGTTGTAGTTAGAACCAGTAAGAACGTCACGTTTTACTGCATCGATAAGGAACCCTGTATCTCTTTCACACTTCGCACTGTCATAAGTGAAGTAAGTGTTTGCAAGATATCCGACAACTTCATTTGCAAGGAAGTCACGGTTCGCTTGAAGTGTTTCGAATGCGTTTACTTCATCTGCGTTTGCACGAAGTACCGCAACCGCATTATCTGCGACACGTACGAATGTATGTGCACCACCAGTACCAACACCCACATTTACTTGGATTGTATTAATATCAGGCGTTGCAGTAATTGTCAACGGTTTTCTGTATGGTGGATCTGATGGACGTGGATGAGAGATCTCTGATAGGTTGTTGTCAGAACCACATGTGAATGTGAACGATCCTGGCATCAGTTCTACACGATCCCCTGCACTCAAACCATGATTTGGAATAGTCAGAGTAAATACACCAGTTCCTACGGTGTATGCAACACCAGTTGGAGTCTTGAATTCTTCGATCATCGCTGGATCTGAGAATGTTACTACGTCATCACGTACCGCACCTTCTGTTGCACGTACGAATGTGTGTGCAGTACCATTTGCATAACCACCCACATTAATAGTGAATGTGGTTTCAGTTGCAGCCTTGATCTTAATTGGTTTCTTGTTCCACGGATCACTCAGACGAGGATATGCATGTTCAGTCTGATTACCATCTAATGCACATGTGAAGACGATACTTTCTTGTTCCAGTGCAATGTACTGACCTACTTGTAGGTTATGGACACCGACTGTAACGACCATGTCACCAGTTGCAGTATCATAAGTTGCAGTGGTTGGAGTATAAGTCTTTTTACGTGTTTCGTTGTATACAGAAACTGAGTTTGGATCTGCCTTATAGAATGTATGGACACCAGTGTATCCACCTGCATCACCAGCATTAACTGTGATTGTAGTAAGACCAACTGCAGTAATGTCAAGTGGTTTCTTGTAATTGTCTGTGTCACTACGTCTTGGATGTGAGATGACAACGTTATTGGCATCACAATAGAAACTAATAGACTCAGGCGCAAACATAACTTGATCATCAGTTGTCAGACTGTGAGTACCGATAGTGACAACCATTTCACCTGTCAAAGGATCGTATGTAGCATTCGTTGGAGTATAAGAACGACCAGAACCTTTCATGATATGAATGATTTCGTCGAATGCGTTCCCTGCAGTTCCGATTGCAAAGTTATCATGTACCAAGTGATGTACTGAATCTACCTGTGCAGATACGAATGTGTGAACACCAGTATAACCATTTGCATCACCACTTTGGAATGTGATAGATGTCGCATCCGCTGCAGTGACAACGAATGGTTTGTTATAGTTTGGATCCGCTGGGTTTGGATGTGAGTCCGTACCAATGACACCAGTACTGGTATTTGCACATGAGAATGTAATCGCTTCTGGTGCAAGTTTGATAGAGTCACCTACTTCGATATCATGTGTACCAAGTGTAAGTGTAGTAATACCACTTAGTGGATCGTATGTTGCATCAGTAGGCGTATACTTCGCCTGTGTCATATCTGCAACAAGACCTTTAAGTTCCGACACCGCACCGACTGTTTCAGGCAACTGATCTCCGACTACTTCAGATGCAGTACCTGCGTAGTAACCAACACCTGTCTGTACAGAGTTCCAGTTGGTTCCCAACATCATGTCTTGTTGTACTGCAGGCAAGATGTACTGTTGAACATCTCTCTCACATTTTGCACTATCGTAGATGAAGAAGTTGTTGTCAATCCAACCCATCATATAGTCTTGGATGTACTTCTTGTTAGCCTGTAATTGTTTACGTGCATTTTTCTTGTTCGCATCAATACCAACATCGTCAGAGAATAGAATTCCCTTACCGATAACTTGTACAGCGTTTTCAAGTGCACCTGTGAAACTATGCGCTCCAGTATAACCACCTGCATCACCTGAGTTGAATGTGATGGTATATGGAGTAATAGATGTTACCTGTAGAGCATTCTTAAACCATTTGTCGGCAGGACGTGGATGTGAAATAGACACCAACTGAAGTGTAGTAGTATTCGCACACTCATATGTCAAACCGCCTGGAGCAATCTCAATTAAGTCACCCGCTTCGATTCTGTGGATATCATCGAATGTTACAACAGTCACACCTGTAGCAGGATCATATGTAGATCCAACTGGAGTGTAGCAGTTTTCTGCAAGACGAATACAATCTGCATCTGCAGACTTGAAGTAATGGATGTTTGTGTATCCACCAGCATTACCAACTTGAAGGACGATAGTTGTCTCTGTTACTTCAAGGATTGGAATCGGTTTCATGAATGCAGGGTCTGTAGCACGTGGATGAGTGATCTCACCATCTTTACCAGACAATCCACACTCAAATGTGATTGATTCTTTTTCGAGGATGATCTTCTGATCTACATGGAGACGGTGTTGACCGATTTCAACTTCCATGATACCAGAAATTGGATCATACTCTACGAATGTAGGTGTATATGTTTTACGTTTTTCTTCCAATGCATCAATGATATTATCGAATGCAGAGTCAGAACGAATTGCACCAATGAACGAGTTCGCATCGATGATTTCATTTGTTTGTTCTTTTAGTCTCTTATATGCAGCGACTGTTTCGTCACGTTGGTTGTTGATAACCTTTGCAGCAGCGTTCATATAGTACGCATTACCTGCAGTGACAGAGTTGTAGTTCGTATCCAACATTAGATCTTGTGCTACTGCAGGCAAGATGTAATCTTGTGTATCACGACGACACGCAATAGAATTGTATGCGAAGAACTCGTCGTTATCTTCGATCCAATCGATTAATTCGTTTTCAATAAATTTACGGTTGTCTTGAATCTGTTTACGTGCATTGGTATATGCAGTTGCAGTTTCGTTGTTTCCAACTTCTGTGAATACAATAGGAGATGCATACTCTTCACCGTTCTCAAGAATGTTCAAGAGTTCGTCATAAGAAGTATTTGCACGTTCTAGAATTTCAGTATTCGCATTTGCAAAGATAGTTCCTAGACGACCTTGCAGATATCTGTTTGCACCAGCAGTTTCTTCCAACTGTTCGCCAGGCACAACATAAGAAATTGGTGAACGATAAGTGATACCAGACAAACGACCCCAATAGTTTGAACCAGTCTGAATGTCTTGTGACAGTTTGTCAAGAATGATACCAGTATCACGATAACATTTCTCTGCGTCATAACCTTGATATCCAAGTCCACCAGAAGAGGTGTTGGATGTAAGGTAATCGACCATGTCATCAATGATGTTATTAGCGTTCTGAAGAATTGAATCACCGAAGGCAGTATTACCACCTGCGTTTAAATCAATCTGTACAGTAGTGTCTCTTGGTGCATAGAACTGTGTAGTTCCTTTTGCCCTCATAGAGATGTCACCAAACTGTGTACCTGAGTTGTTGAGTGTAACCTGTCCACCGTTCAATGCGTAGAACGCACAACGTGTGAAGATTGACAATGAACCAATACCGTTAACACCAGCGCCATCACGTGCAACGTAACCGATACCGTTCTGTGTACGAGGTGTAAAACCAAATGTCAATAGGTAAGTGTAGAGTGAGTCTGGATCAAGAACACGTCTGTCTGCAAGCACACAACCACCACCACGTCCCACGAGTGGGTTCGGGAAGTCGTCGATACCGATGACTGCAATGTTACCTGTACCACCTGATTCTGAGATGATTGTATCACCTACGTTGATTTCACCTTTTAGGTTACGAACGTAGATACGATCATCTGTTGCAACGTCTGCATCCCAAGACACAAAACCAACTGCACCTGAACCAAATACAATCTCATCACCTTCAGAGAATGTGCCTGAGTGACCAACTTCCATATAGATTTCACGTCCAAGGTCTGCGAGAGTACCTTTAGAGTTAAATGGTTGTAGTGGTGGTTCAACATCTGCACGAAGGAAGTTTGACAACTGAGAGGAGTCACGAATGTATGGAGATCTTCTTAGTTTAGCGCCAGGACGATATGCAATCGCAAATCCACCTTCTGGGAAATCGAAGTTATCAACTTTCCAGTTTGTGTATGAGAAACCTTGTACATAACAACCAGAACCTACGAGAACTGCGTTTTCGAATTCATAGCCAGGCAACGCTTCGATCACTGTTGCATACTGACCAGAAGTAGATGTCAACGAACAGTCATCTGGAAGGGCGATACCACCTTTTGTGTAGTATGTGCCAGGCCCACATGAGATGTGAACCGCATTGTTTACATCGTTACGTGAATAAACCCCACCCGCTTTTTCCAATGCGAGTTCTGCAGCACGTTCTAGTGTACGAACTGGTTGAAGGACTGTGCCAGGATTTCTGTCATCACCAGAAGACGCTTCAACGTGTACCTTAAGTGCCTTTGCAGTAGTCTTAGAAATCTCATCAAAGAACTGACGATATGTGATACGTTCTGTCTCACCAGTCTTAACGTTCTTAAGAGCGAACCAAGAGTTTTCATCAATCTTTGGTTCGAACTGGTTGTCGAGATCCATATCGAAGTCGACAAGATCTGGACGGTTGATTGTCGCATCATTGATTGCAGTATCTTCAATCTTACCACCAGTCATAGTGGATTCGGAGATACCTGTGTTTGACATTGAAGAAGATTCGATGGTTGCATCAACCAACGAGATGTCTGACAACTCACCAGTGAAGGTAGAGTTGGCAATCACTGAGTCTTTGATAAGACTATCTTCAAGTGTCGTGTTTGTAAATACGTTATTGTTACCAGTACCGTCTGAGAAATCAGAGTCGATAATGGTCATGGTATTCGCAGTAGAGTTTGCAAGTGCACCATTGACAAAGGTAGAAGAGTCAATGTCAACGTTATTCGCAGTGGAGTCAGAAATTTCACCAGTAGTGAAAGTTGAGTTCGTCATTGCAACGTTGTTTGCAGTACTATCGAATATACCACCGTCTGTGAATGTAGACGATGTGATTGCAATATTGTTGGCAACCGAATCTCTAATGATACCCTGATTAAACTCAGAGTTGTCTAGGACAATGTTATTACCAGTGCTGTCTGCGAGAGTACCGTTCTCAAAAGAAGAGTCGGTAATCGAGATATTGTTTGCAGTAGAATCAAATAGTGCACCATTAGAAAATGTTGACTCAGTGATTTCTACATTGTTCGCCGTCGAATCAGTAATAGTTGAATCATCAATCGTAGAGTTTACGAGAGTAACATTATTACCGAAGACGGTATCCATTGTACCGTTATCGAAACTAGAGAATGTGATTGTTAGGTTGTTGGCGTTTGAGTCACGTAGATCACCATCATGGAACAGGGAGTCATCAATGTCAACACGATTTACATCTGTATCATTGATTGTACCACGATTATATTCGTTATCGTTCATGATGTTGTTGTTCATCACGTTTTCGAATATAGTTGTACCAGAGATCTTACCACCAGTAATGGTGATTCGGTCAAATATTTCGTACTGGATCGCCTGAACCAGTTCTTTTCTGGTTATATTCTTTGTACCGTCATCACCTTGTACGAGGTTAACGATGACGAATAAGTCTTCCGTCCTCGTATTGGCGCCGGTAATCGAACCTAATTCAGAAATTTTTGACATTATAGTCTACCTTTAGAATTTGTTTTCTTTTTATTTATTAAAGACCATCATATCAATCTTTGGATTTTTCTTCCAGAGCTTCCACCTTATCATTTAATTCTTTAATTGCTTGAATAAGCAATGGAATAATGTTATCATAACGAACCGCCAAATGACCTTGTTCACCCATTGGGAAGGTGACGTTAGGTAGAACCTTCTCTACCTCTTGGGCAATGACCCCTGCAACTCTTTCCTCTGGTTTGTTGATGTAGTTAAAAGTATAACCATTAATCTGTTCTACTTTATCTATTGCACCATCGATTACTTCAATGTTATCCTTGAGTCGAATGTCTGAAGCATTGTATGCGGTAACAACATCACCAGTGAAGTAACCATCACCAAGCACCGTTAAGTTACCGTCTATTTCTGTATCCCCATCGAACACAAGAGCTCCGCCTGGCCCACTGAATGTTCCTGAGTATGATATGTTGTTTGCGTATAAATCGTCTGTGGTTACATCATTTTGAAATATTGCATTGTTACCTGCATAGTCTGGTGCAGTAACAGTACCTGATGGAGAGATCTTAAACTTTCTGTCACCAGTACCAGTATCTATAATGAAATGCGCTTGGGATGAATCTTCCATCCCGATATCCCAAGAAATATTTCCATCAGTATATCTTGTTCTACCACCGCCTGCACCGAATGTGAAGGTTGAACAAATTGCATCTGCTAGTGCGTTGTGAATAGAAGGAGAACCAAGAGTAATACTTCCACCGTTTGTATCTGACTCAATATAATCAGTTGCGACATTTGCAGTTACTATCCCTGCAGTGAAGTTACCCAAGAGAGTTGCATTACCAGTCGTTGTGTCACCACCCGCCGAGGCAGTCATCGCTTCAGAACGAATGATACCAGTTAATTCATTTGTCTTATCAAACCAGTTCTGGAAGGTTTGGGTTACCGTAATATCGGCTATCGATGGTTTTGCCATTACTTATTTTCCAATTTTTCTATTTTTTCGCACATACGTACAAGAGTTTCTTGTATTTCTAATACATCTGTCTGAAGTTTATCAATCTTGCGATAATAAAGTCTTTCCATTTTATATTTATGCAGGGCCTGCGCATCCGTATTCAAAATCGCATTCGAGTGTTTGTCCCTTCTGATAGATGCTGGAGAACTCATGTCAAAGCAATGCCTCTATAATCTTTTATGATAGGTGCAGTGTGAATGTTTGGCGACAATAAGTCAATTCTAACCGCAAACTTTCTATAAGTTTTAAAAGTACCTGCACGACTAATGTATTGATAGACACCAGCGTTAAGGGAACTGGTAGGTAGTCTATATCTAAATTCACGATAATCTTCCATGTTTGTTTGTGAAGAGAAGTTCTCAATACCTTCAAACATTTCCAATTCAACCCAATCCACTTCATCAAATGCAATACTATCAAAAGTATTCTGCGCTCTGATGTAACATTTAATATCACTACCAGATGGTCTGTACGCAGATAAAATCAAATTAAAGTCTTCTGCATCGAAGTCCTCTGCGAGTTCTACAACCTTAGAAACAAAACTTGCAGTTGCATCTGGAGTATTTGTTATATCGTATTTATAGGCAAGTAACTTACATGTTTCCATATCAATAAATGGAGACGAGGTTGAGTTACCACCATTTTCCATACCAACTTTGATTTCGAATTTCAAATTACCCGACAAGTTGTTTGTTCTACTGTAAATCAACGCACCCTTTGCATTAAAGTAGTTGTTGTCATTGAACTTCATTGGCATGTCATATGTTGTACCAACTGCAGCAGGTGGAATAAATGTACCTGACAATTGAGTTTTCGTCACTGAGTCGTTGACACGTTGAATAAATGGTTGTACATAACTTAATGTGATGTTATCAATTGAAGAGATCTCTGCAGTTGCAGCACTATCTTCACCAACGATATCACTTCCCACTGCGAAAACCTTTCCAGATCTTGCAGTAGACTTTTCAAGATACATGGTTGTTGGATCGATTACGTCATAGAGACACAAGTCACCCACAACAATAGGAGTACCTACAGCGTTAGAGAACGTTTGATTTGAGTTCTTGTTTGCAGTAATTGAATCTGCACTAACGGCGGTTACTTTAAAGATATCATAGTTGGAAGTGTTTGCAGCCTCCGCAATCTTCATAAAGTCACCAATCGCATATACAGTATCAAAATTCGCACCACTTGTTCTGGTGATTGTATTGTTTGCATTTGCCATACCGACAACTTGATCAGTACCTGCAGTCTGCCAAACTTTCTCACCTTTTCTAAATTGACCAGTGATATCAGTTACTGTAAAGAATTCATGATTATTGTTTGTCAGAGTAATAGAACCCTGAGATGCATTATAATCATGACGGTAAAGATTAAACTTAACGTCTTCGTCTTGGTATGATTTCCATGCAGAGTTGTTTGTAGATGTGAATAGAACTCCATCACCCCAGTCTTGAACGATTGGTTTACCTTGCGTATCGCCAGGCGTCAAATCATTCTGACCAACTTTCGATGTGAATACCAAATAGCCAGGATCGTTCGCATCTGGTTGAATTACAAATGCGTACTCTTTTTCTACTTCAAGGATAACTGGTGCTTCAAACTCAATAGTCGTTGCAACACTTGCATCATCTGAGATGTTGACTTCTGAAGGTTGCAAGTGTACTTTCGAGAATGGAATAGTTTCACTTGATGGATAACCATTAACCACTTCACGCAACATAACAGTAACACCGTTAATACCACCACCACCTGAAAGTTGTGATGATGACTTACGTTTGAAATACAGATCCAACTTAGATGCCGCAACTGTGTTACTACCACGTCCCATACCTTTCTTGAGGAAGAAAGTCTGTGCGAGAGGATCACCATTGTTATCGCCAGGATCTGGTGGGGGTGGTGGACGGAATGTCACACTACGGTTTGATGTAGTTTGTGTCATAGACGAAGTTGGCATACGAGTAGACATACTTGCCTTCTCGACACTAAAGTTATATGCACGATATGCAATCTTCGCACGTGATGTTGCAGCGGAATCGATTTGATTATATAAATCTGTATCGACAATCTCCAACATGCGTTCACCTACAAAGAATGTATCTGCAGGTAGTCTGAATACTGCACGTAGAGTACCGTTTTCATCTGTGGCGATAGGTTGTCCATTAAATGGGCCATTGCGTTCTACATTCTTCGCTTTGTTGACCAGTGTACCCTGACAGACGTTAGACTGAATAGATGCTCTGTCAAAGAAGAAGTAGTGATTTGTATTTGGTCTCAGTCCAGTTACGTAAATACCAATATCACGTGGAGACATGTACGGTTGGAACTGGAAGTTAGTAACAAAATCACCAACTTGATTTGTAGAGTTACCCTTATCAATATTCAAGGTTCCGAACGTATCTGTAAACGTTACTGTACCACCGTTTGATCGTGCACGTCTTAACTGCGCTTGGATATCTGCAGTAAATTGATTTGTGCTGATCTGAGCATCTGTTAAAGGAAGAAACTTTTGAATTGCTTCCGCAAAGTCCACGAAGGGTTGTTCGAAATCAATCTCTACTGGATTTGTAGTTGTGTCATAAGTCGCATCATATGGTGGAGAGATGTCTGGAGTACCTCTATAAGAATAGAAGTTACTTACAGCATTTCTGTATCCTGTTGCATACTTTTGACTGATTAATGAAACATGTGCATTTCTTGACAAAGTTCCAACTTCTGGTATGACACCCACTGCAGGGGCAGGGAATGCAGTCGCACCAGTAGATGTACGATAAATGAGGTCAAGATCAAATGTCGAAACAGAAGGCGTCATCACTTTTTTATTAAAGTGTACCGCTGCGTTAAACTTTGGATCTCTCGTGTTTGCAAGAGACATGTCATTGAATGGATCTACTATAAACCCATTCTTGAATCTTGTCAAGCCATTTTCGTCAAGAACAGTTAAATTATTTACTTCTTGTTCCAACTGATTCAATGAAGTGTAATATACAAGTCTATCGATTTTATTTTCGATGGATTGGATATCTTTCATTGTATAACGTTTAGTGCCTTTTGGTTTTGCACGAACTGCATACTCACGTTTACCTTGCGCAGATGCCTCTTTAGGAGAGAGGATAGGAGCGCCTGGGACAAAGATCTCTGAAATGATAAGTTGATCTGTTCCCAACATTGGTGGACGTGGATCACGTTCTTCCTGACCCTTGATATAGTTGAATTTACCATACGAGTCAATAGAAACAACGTCATAACGTGGAAGATAGTATTCGATATCTGCAGACGCAAATTGATCTGTAGATGGTAACGTATATGTACCAGAGAATGAAGGTGCAGCTGCATCGATATTATTCTGAATCGATATTGTCATAACTGGAGCAGTTGCTTTATTCGTAGATGTGTAACTCATCGTTGACTCTTTAACGACCTGTGGTCTAAAGTCGAAACAGTCACGTAGATTGAACTTTCTACCTGATTCAGAAACATATACTGGAATGTCTTTTTCGTCAACACCGACATAAGAGTTAACAGTGTAAAAACTTTCTGATCCAACAGGCACATTAGTTTCAAATACTTTGATTTGAATTCTAAGTTGTTCGTTGCCTGGCCTTGGTCTTCCTTGAATATACTCAATAGAAGACAGATCATAGAACTGATCTTTCTGGTTTTTATTCAGACGGAAACTATTTTTATAGTCTTTACCGTTTGCATCTTCTAGGGCAAGAATCTCAAATACATCTGGGAAACCCAAAGAGAACCTGTCACGAGTTCCCACGTGATCAAGTCTCAACCAAACTTCTCTTGCAGCTTTCTCACGAACCACTGAGTCGATGTGTCGGTAGTCATAGTAACAGATTACACTCTGACCATTTGCAATTGCGCCTGGCTGAAGTGCAACAGTCAATTGACCATTGTTTAACTGAGTCGATGTACCTGTCACTGTTACTTTTGCACCAGTGGAAGCAATAACTAGAATGTTATGTTGTGTAACACCAAAGTCTGTGCCGGGCGCAGCTGTGATCTGGAACTCATCGTTGTTTACTGTACGAGTAGATTGTCCACGAATAGGAACATTTAAATCTGTTTCCAAAACTTCTTTGAGGTAATCCATCCCTGTGTCAAAGATGAAGGATCTCTTGTCTGTTCCTTTTAGAACGTTTCCTACTGAGATTTCACCAGTCGTTGCACCATCAATCTTTGCAACATCAGAGAAGTCTTTACCTGCGTTAAGATCAACGCCCCAAATGTATGCACGAGTTTCTGTCAAGTTAGAGACAAAACATTCACCGATCTTTGCATTTCCTCCATCAAGGAGATCCTGAGTGGAAGAAAGATCAATATTAATATGTCCTGTGAATCCTGTTACATCAACATAGTTACCGTAGTTGAAACTGATTGGGTTTGATGTCTGAATTTCTGTGTTGGTTGTTGGTTCGACCTCAAAAGATTGTGTACCAATACTCTCTGCACGATATCCCTTTACGTATGCAACGCCTGGATCTACAAGTATTTCAAGAGCAATCTTGTGCCAGTATGCACCATCGTAATACCAGATATCACCAGTCGCAGTGTCTGTAATCGCCAGACCTGCTACTGCCACAGGGTATTGAGCATTTAGTGTTGCTTGAGGATCTCCAATTACATTTACATCTGCAATTGAACCAAATGAAGTGTATACTGGATAGTTTCTTTCTACAGAGACAGGGAAATCACGAAGGATATAGTTACCTGACTCTTCGTATGTGCGTCTTGCAGTAACGTCACCAAGGACATTATAGGCAGAAACGTCACGTTGTCTAACCGCATTTCCGTTTTGATAACGAATTAATGCGAAGAACGTGGAATCATCTTCTGCTTCTGAAGGTGTTAGTTTAGTTAAAACTGGTACGAGTCTTAGACGATCTGCGCCAGGCGCATTCTCGTTTGTTGATCCGTTAGCATTGTCATACAAACTTGTGTCTTGCAAGTATGAAACATTGTCTTCTTGAATACGATAACCAACTGAAAGATCTGATGGTTCTGCAGAATACTTTTCTACAACAAGGATTTGTTCATCTGCGTAAATGAAGTGTCCCTTCTGGAACACAATGCCTGGCGCAGAACTGATACCAAACGATTTACCTGTAGGGATGAGAGACTCTGCGACAACGTTAATCTCATCAATACCTTCTTCCACCGATGTGAGTGGTTCAATTGTACCTGCCTTATACTGATACTTGTCAACACGGATTGTTTCACCCGCTTCGAATTCTTTTGCAGATCCAGTTGTGTTCAAGTAACGAATAAAGAAAGTATTCAGATTAGGTGGACGAGTAACAAACCCACGTGATGCCGAGATCACCTGTGCGCTAACACCAGATGACTGACCCACAAGGACATACACCACGTCCACTTCTGTTTCAATCCCCCCTGTAGTCTCAGTCGTAGTGATACGAGTACTGACATATGCCTCTGGATCGAAATATGTTGTTCCGTCTGATTGTGCCTCACGGTTTTCAACCTTCACGAACCTTAAATCATTAAGGTCTGTAAAAGTACAACCTTTAATAATACTACCTTCTTTAAATAGGTTGTCACCAAACTGTTCGACTTGGTTCTGCAACATGGTTTGCAACTGAGTGAGTTCTCTTGCCTGTACTGCATAGCCAGGTTTGAACAACACCCGATAGTACTGGTTCTCCAGTTGATAATCGTCGAAGTATGGGGCAACATTTAAGTCTGTATTAATGGGCATCTATCTTTTCCTTAAAATTCCATCACAAATTTGAATTCTTCTCTGGAGTTCTCTGTTCTTGGTAGTGCAAAGAAGTCCTCTAAGAAATACATTTTTCCCGACCTTTGTGAGTAAGATGGAATTACTACGTTGTTCGCTATAGGTGTATTTATCCTAATTATCTGTCCTGTAGAATTTCTAAAGTTCAGATTTAAATCTAGTGAGTTACTTGAGTTAGCTTTATTCTGGTATGGCCCCATATATTCTGCGAGGAACATTGTATTACTTGAGTAATCAATATCATGTACTTTTGCAGAAAATGTGGTTTCGTTTGCACCGTCAACCTGTGTAACAATTCCATTTATTGCAGCATATTCAATGTCATCTGTCGTAACCGCAATACGATTGTCAAATATTGACGGTGTATTGTTTGCATCAATAATACTATTGTTAGGGTAGACGAATTCTGGATTTTTTACGACCCCAACAGATGAGTAGGTGTTATTTGCACCAATTAAAAGATTGTCTTCTCCTGTTATATATGCATATATTCCAAAGTGTCTACAATAGAACTCATCGATCAAGTTCGTACCATGCCCGTCTGGGGGTGAAAGAACAGCACGAAGTTCTGCACGTTCATCTGTACGAGTTGGATCATTTGGATTGAAGTCATACAAAGGATCGACAACACGTGCGAGAAGATTATTATATCCTGTACCACGATCCAATAGAGTAACGGATGTGATCTGACCATCTGAGTTGAGGACTGGAACTGCTTCAGCGTCCTGTCCATCACCTTCGATTTTAATTTTTGGAAGGATCTGCCATCTTGCATTTGCGGAAACACCTGCAAGTACTGGGTTCCTGTCAACACGAAACTCTACTTCACCTGTTGTTGTGTTGTAGTTATAGTATTCGATATCAAATAGGAATGACACACCATTGTTTTGGTTTGTCACATAAAGTGTTTGTCCGTAATAGTAGAAGAAGATCTGAGCGATAGTATCATCGTCTGGTCTACCAAAGATTTGTCCGTTACCATATGGAGACTGGGAAAGAGAACCCTCTTTCTTTGTGTATCCTCTGTTTGCGATAGCATTCTCTACAAAGATATCAGAAACTTCACACCCACCAGTATTTGATACTGGGTCTGTGTCGAAGTCACCTATCAGTGGAACATAACCCAAAGAGTTATACGCATCAAACTCCAATGCAGTCATAGAGTATATGAATTTCCATAGGTAACCATCTGCAGTCTGGTATATTTGAGTGGCGTTGTTCGCATTCCATGCAGGTGGCGCTTGAACTTTTGCATCTTCATTATTGTAAAGACATTTGAATACTCTGTAGTCACCAGTATCGTTGTTGTTTGGTGAAACAACTGCATAGAAGTTCTTTTCTTCTAAATCGATTCTGTCATCGTACTGAGTATATACTTCATCTCTTTGCCAAGGATAATACTTGATCATGAAATGGACATCATCGTTGAATATTTTCTTGCCGAACAAAACTTTTTCTAAGAACTCATTCTTTGCATATCTTGAGTTCTCAGAATCGAGACGATCTATACCAGATGCCATTAGATAATAGTCATTGGTGAGGATGTCCTCTACGAACAACCTTGTGGAATCCGATTTAAAATTTGTGGTTAAGATCTCTGGCATTATTTCTCTCTGCTCATTTCTAATATATTTATGGTGTTATCCAACAGCTATTTTTCTGCGAGGATATTGCACTCTAGTAGGTTCTCTACTTACATACTGATAATTTCTTTTTAATTCGCTTGACACTTGATTACTTGTGTTATATAACATGTAGGATGGTACATGAATACGTCTGGTTGTAGATCCGAAAAGATCTGAAACATCTACTCCACCATTCGCAGAATCACCAGAGACAATACTATTCACATTTGAAGATGAATAAAGTCTACTAGATGGATAGTTTGCAGCTGGTGGACTGTTGTCCCAATCAATCAAACCTTCTGATTCCAAGGCAGGTTGTGCAGTTCTTCTTAAAATATCTAACAACTGATCGTGGGATGGGTACTCGCCATAAACGTCAAAGAACCAACAAACATGCATAGTGGCAACACCTGCAGCTAC